GAACGTTTACGGAAAGACCGATACCTGATTTTTTAGTTGTTGTTCTACCTACTACACGACTATCATTATCGAATTTAATATTTCCTGAATTAATGTGCTTGATTCCAGGTTTCATAAAGAAAGGCAAGCCGTCTAAACATATTCTAAACTTGTCCAATAACTCTCGAGTAGTAGTAAAATTATCAGCAACGATTAGTGCGGTCTTATCTGAATTAAATAGGAGATACCAAAGGATAAAGATGGCAGAAGTTACTGATTTTCCAGTCTGGCGACTTGCCATTAAGATGTTAAACTTGTTTCCTTTAAATGAAAGAAGTATCTCTTCCTGGAAATCCCTAAGCCCTGGAGTATCTCTAATTAGTTGAATACCGTCACCCGTCTGAATCTTACAGTAATTTATCGCAAAATAAATTATGTCAGCTTTACATTTTTTAAGTTCTTCCCATTCTTCAGGAGTATATTCGAATGGTAAGTTTCCCCTCTTTAGGTTAATATCATTGTCTTTAAATGGAGAGTTATGTAATCCTTTAATGTCGAATCCATCGTTTTCAATATCATCAAGTAGCTTGTTAATACGAATGGTTGTCCAGATTGAAGTATTTGTGTCTTCGGGTGAGCCGGATAGGTTCGATAATTTGCGGTGGCTGAAAGCGCCACCGTTTGTCATGACGTCTTTCATTGGGTTAAATTATTTCAGTGATATCCATAAAATCATCTCCTGATTCATCATCAGTTATTTGGATATTACGTTCTCGCATTAAATCAGATTTTCTAGAAGGATCTATTAGACTTCCAGTAGGAACTTTAATCTCCTCAGTTTTAGGCTCAGTCGGTAGACTATTGATTAGGTTCTTCGTGCCAACTGTAATAAAAAATTGACCTTCGTTTGAGCTTGAGTCAATTACCTCAGAGTCAGGATTTACTGGAGCCGCTGAATTTAATTGACGATAAGTATCCTCAAGAAATAGTACATAGTTTGCTTGCATCTTTGTAATCGAAGCCATTTTATCCTGCAACTGACCCATTACCTCAATTAGTCTAGGGTGAGTGTTGCCTGAAGTGATCTCCTCCATTACCTTAATTATGGTGATCTTAATAGTTTTTAATTGAAAGAAAAGGTTTGAGATATTAATAGTATCAAGCTCCTTTTTATGTCGAGCATAATCATTTTTTTCAAAAATGCCAATATCTACAAAGTTTTTAAATAGCGAATCCGTTATTTCTCTAGCCTTTACTGTAAACTGATTACTCATTTCTTCAAAGTCATATGGACTCTCAGGTCGAGTCTTTTCAGAAATCTCAGTATCGATTACTAGGTTATCATGATTCTCAGTGCCTATCGAACTTAATAGAGACTGGATCTCGTCCTTTAGATGAGCTCTATTTTCTCGGCTCATGCCAGATTTATTAGCCATTTATCTAATTTTATTTTCGTACTTATCTAGTGCAGGGTTAGCTGATATTTTTATCTGTTTCACAGCCTCAACCCATTCGTAAACTACTTTTTCAACCTGTTGTAAAAGATAGTCAAGTAACGGATGTGCACCAAACATCTGGGAAGAAAGACTCTTCTTTAAAATATTGCCTTTATAATCAAAGCCTAAGTTTTTTCTTTTTTCTCGTCTCTCGTAAATGGGACGATATATGCTGTCTTTAACCATGTTAAATCATCTTTTTGGGTCTAGGAACAATCGATTTAATCTGGATGTTTACTGGACCGAGTGAATCTTCAGTGATTCCTAAAGAATATGAATTTCCATACCTGTCACTAAATCCTCCTCGTATAATAGGAAGTTCCCTAGCTTCAACGATTATGTCATTAAACTCGTCTAATCCTATGTCTGAGGCAGAAGGGTTTTGTATTTTTGAAATTTCATTCTTTTTACAAATAATGTTTATTGAGACTGAATCTACTCCATTTACCTCTTCAATTATCTTGATTAGGTCACTCTTAGGGATTCTAGTCAACCTTGTATTTTGTATAAAGTATTCACCTAAATTATTTAAAATATCCCTTTTAATAATATCAGTAGACACGTCGTCAAAAACGATAATTGAAGTATTGATCACGTATTCGCTAGGAATAGGATCAACGATCTGAACATCAGTAGATATAAGTTTACTTCCACTCTTTTCTATATATTGCAATAATTTATTTTTTTGAAAGTCTGTCATCACAAATCTGTCTAGGCTTGCACTAAAATAGTCTTGGGCAACGCTAAATGTCTTTCTAATGTCTGGAATAAGAAATAGGTTCAGCATTCTAGGATCGACGTCGTCAAGATAAACGTTAATGATTGAAAAAAGTTTTAATTTTCTAAGAACGCTCTCATAGTGATCAATATTAACTAGTGCAAAACTCTTTGACTGTTTTGGAGCAAGTAGACGAGTTAATTTAGAATCTTCTGAATTTGCTCCAAAAAATGGAGTATTCGTAGTAGTTATCTCAATGTATTCTCCAAGGTTGATCTCATCGCCTAATAAGCTAAACCCAGTATCAATAAATTCAAATTTTACGCTAGAAAGATCAGCAGTTCTAAGGTTTCCGTTTGCCCCCTCAGTAATAATGTATTCGACTGTGATTTCCGATCCTTTACTTGGAATCGATCCATAGTTGCCATTTCCAAAGAAAAGATCTATTCCAGTAGTCATTCCGGTTTTAATTAAGTATGCTTTTTCTCCTCTAGGCATGTCTAAAATAGATTCATATTTTGTCCATTTTTCTCCATTCACATACACGTTAACCATAAAATTATCGATATAATAATTTTGTGGACTTCCTATTGAAAAGCTCTCAATCGCTTCTCCCTTAGCTATCACAGTTTGAGTCTCAACAATTCCCTGACGAATTGCAAGTCGAGTGCCATTACTTGTTCCATTAAATGAAAATTTGATCTCATCTTGTGGAAGGTCTAATATGTAGGTAAGACCGTTATTTAGGCACCGAATTCGACTCAGGTTAGGTATGATCACAAAATCCGTGGATGGCTCTTCTGCTCCAGGTTTAGTTGATAGACTAACTTCACCGAGCGCTGAAACGGCTCTACTTGGATTGTGACCGGCCAGTGTTGCGAGTGAATAGACTGAGGTTAGTCGAGTGGCTTCATTAATATTTAGTTCAGTGATGGAATCCTCTATATAGAAAAATACAAGTTGAGTCAAGTTTTCTACTACTAATAGGAGTTGCCCAAAGGGAGAGGCTGATGTAAATACGGCTCGGCTTTGATTAAACTTGGAAGTGAGATACTCAATTGTCTGTATAAGTATATCATCAACGAAGATGCTGAGACGAGTAAAAACCTTAAATCGATCGACTATTTTTGCCATTTAGCAAACTTATTTATTTTATTTATTTAATTATTCGTTATTTTAGAATATTAATCTAATACTTAATCATCAGCAAAAAGATTTATTTAGATAAATAGAATAAAGAAAGCGCAAATAATGTTTAAGTCATTAGATAAAAAGAGCATTTACGATAACTCTCAAATCTCATTTTGTTTTGAATTTTTCTCGCCTATGAGAAAAATGGATGCGGCTGCTAAAGTTTCTAGGGCACTAGGCAAAAAGGTCAAGTGGTTTAGCGAAATAGGATCAGACTTTAAGGCGACTAATGAGACATTTAAGCTATCTCCAACTTATTCTAATGGTTATAAAGAAATGCAATTGAGCACCGGATTTATGCCTTATCAGGAAGCAGTTCACATGTACTTAAAAGTATCTAATATAATCGAAGCGATAGGTTTTACAACAGATCGATGTAGAGTGCAGGCTAAGATTAAACTTAATGAGAAGTCACTAGGGTTATCGACTGGAATCAGCGGAATGAATAGACTTAAATACCTTATTAGTTTAGACGAAAAGAGACTTTTTGAATTGTGGCCTCAACCGGAAAATGAAAATCGACTCATTTATCAAAATCATCTACAGTACGTTCAGCCTAGAAGAATATATGACCTGGTGCTTACTGAATCTCTAATCGAAAGAGGGGACTCAATTGATCTTAATTTTCCGGAATCTGATTTTTTTGCTACTGATTTTTCAGAATTAAGTAAAGGCCATCTTATTGTAAATTATATTTCCGGTAAAGAATACACTAGAAAAAAGAAGGAGGCAGTCGATGCAATAAATATTGTGATTGAGCATTCATATCAAACCTTAATTGAAAATCGATCATATTCGAATCAAGAAAAGATGAGGATATCTGAGATGGTAAAAGAGTTTAGAGGAGCGATCGATTCGACTAGAGATCTTCTAGGACTACGATCAGGGTTTCCGAAAATAGATCTTTTTATAGACTTACGACAGGACCCAAGAGTCTTGGAATCAATATATCCTCAGATCAGAGAAAAATTATTTAAGTTAATTGTTGGAGGAGGAGTAACTGAAGCTACTGTAAATTACGATACTCGACGTCAGGTGTTACAGGTAAAATCTGCTGACTTGAAGAGAAGTATCATCCTGGAAGGACTTGAGTTTTTTGGATGCAAGATAGAAGGTGACGTAAAGAATTGTCTTTTTGATAATTGTATCATTCGAAACTCCAAGTTAGTTGAGTGTACGATATTTTCAAATAACTCTATTACTTTTTCCAAGATACTCGATTGTAATTATTTGGGAGAATTAAATGAGATTAACTCAAGTTTTTTAGACAACTCAGAAGAAAAGATGATTAACGCATCATTAAGGGATTGTCTAGTAAATAGAGGCAGATTGACTCTTAGCTCAGAGGTAGATAAGGGTACTAAAATCATTAAAAGATAAATAAAAAAAATAAACCATAAAGAATGGCTATCTATAATAACTTAGAGACGATACGCCGCTTAACTAATGCGAGTCTAACGTCATTGATCGACGTCACTAACTTGAATTTTAAGAGCCTATCTGACGCTAATTTGGAATTTTTGAATAACATCAATTATGATGAGATAGCTAATTCTTTTTCCTTATATGAAGGTACATTTGACCTTCTTAATGTAAATAATACGTTTACTGTACTTGAAAGCGGAGTACCTACTTTTACTATACAGTCAAACGGTAGTGCGACTGGTAAAAACCTATTAGTTGAAGTCGCTGAAACGAAACGTCAGCGATTTACTGACTTTCCAGACTATCCAGCAGTCGGTGTGCCTGGGGAGATCGTTTACACTGGGGTCGCAGGATTGGATCCAGTATTCGGCGAAGATTTTATTGGATATCTCCAAAGTCAAGGCTGGGTCAGCCTAACGACTGGTGGCGGAGGCGGCGGAGGCGGTGGAGACCTTGGACATAAGAAAATTATTGAGGTTGATGAGCTACTTACGATTGAAGAAAATTATCAGTATTGGATTTACGGTAATTTTACAGTAGAAGGAGTAGTAAATAACTATGGAGAATTAGTGATCGCAAATGGCACATTAATTATTTCTCCTGGAGGACAAATCAATAATTATGGGACAGGTCTAGTTAAAGTAGTTAACCTTGCCACTGGAAGCAATATACATGTTGTTGTTCAAAGCTTTACGACATTGGCTGGAGTTCCTATCACGATTACACATGGACTCGCTACAAAAGACTTTATTTATAGTACTAGAGACGGTAATGAATTGATTGAGGTTGAAATCCAACACATTGATAATAACTCATTCACCCTTACCTCAACTGGAGATGTTACTGCAGGTCAGATCGTTATACAGGCAAAAATTTAATAGGATACGATGGCAAAAAAGATTTATAATATTCCTGAACACAAAACAGTTGTATCTACTCCAACCACTCCGGCACTAGGACACAGCAAGATCTATCCAAAATCAGATAATCTATGGTATTATTTGGATGAAAACGGAATAGAAAACCTTCTTGGTTCAGGTGGGCCTTCTGGATCAAGCGGAACTTCTGGGTCTTCTGGTACAAGTGGGGCTCAAGGTCAAGCTACGGCAAATGCACTAGTATATAGACCAGATAACGCGACTT